GAGGCGCGGTTCTGGTACCGTCGGCTCATCGACCGGCAGCGCGACACGGTCTGGCCGAAGGTGCCTGTGCTCGACGACCAGGCCCCGGAACCCGACTGGGACGACCCGCGCTGGGAGCGCGTCGAGTACGAGCACGGCTTCGGCGAGGTGCCGTGCGAGTGGATCCAGAACTCCCCCGTGCAGTCGGAAATCGACGGTGACGCTGACTGCCACGGCGCCTACGACAAGATCGAGGAGCTCGACCGTCAGGTGTCACAGGCGCTCCGCGGCACCATCGCCAACTGCGACCCCACCGTCCACATAGCCTCCGACGAGGAGTTCTCGCAGATAAGCAAAGGCTCTGGCAACGCGATCAAGACGGAAAAGGGCGGCAGCGTGAGTTACCTCGAAATCACCGCCGCGGGTATCCAAGCAGCCTGGGACGCCGCCGAGCGGCTGGAGAGGCAGGTGCTGGAGCACACCCGGTGCGTGCTCGACCTCGACGAAGGCGGTCCGCAGAGAACCGCGACCGAAATCGATCGCCGCTACTCAAGCTTTCTCGCGGCCTGCGATGAACTGCGACAGCAGTACGGCGCGGCCATCAAGCGCTTGCTCGAAAAGCTCCTCCGCGCCGCGCGCAAGCTCACCCAAACCACCCGCAAAGAGCAGGGCGAGGACGGGGTCGTTCGGCTCGTTCGCTCCACCATCGTTCTTCCCGACAAGGAGGAGACGGACCCGAAGACCGGCGAAAAGCGTCTTGTCAGGCGCGAGCTCGGCAAGGGCGAGCAGGTCGTTCTCTCGTGGCCGCCCTACTTCCAGCCCTCGCTCGAAGACATCCAGCGCGCGGTCGCTGCGGCCGGCATGGCGCTCGCGAGCAGGCTCATCGACGAGGAGGCGGCGGCGCGCTTCATCGCGCCGTACTTCGGCGTCAAGGACGTGTCTGCGATGCTCTCTGCAATTCGCGCCCAGGCAGGCTCAGCGCAGGCCAAGGTCGAAGACGAAATGATGCGCCGCATGCAGATTCACGCCCCGACGCCGAAGGAGGCCGAGGCGGCGGCGAAACGCCGCCCGCCCATGCCATCGCTTGGGCTCGGCGGAGGGCGTAGGTGAGGGAGGCGATGGGAAGCAGAATCTTCGTCGGCGGACGCCCGGTTGCCTTCTCGCTCGGCTACCGTCCGCAACCTCCAACACCTGCGGTGGACCTGGATGGCAGCGGGCGCATCCTCGACCTGTCCCCCATTCCGCCCGATTCTCCCGACTCGCCCATGCGCGCCGGCGTTGCTTACCGCGATCCTGACACGGGCATGGTGTTGCGCATCGTCGAGCGCCTACGCATCGAGGAGGGATGGGGCACGTCGCGCTTCTGGTGCGACCGGTACTGCGTCCCCTTCAGCGCCCTGCTCGAATGGGTCGAACTCGGACTGATGGACGCGGCGATGGAGCGCGGCAGTCCAACGAAGCGCTTTCGGTGCCGGGACGAAACGCGCATCCTTGACTGGATTGCGCGCAAGCACCACCGCTACTTGCCCGAAAAACTGCGCCGCCAAGCCGAACGACGATGAAGATCGCTGTAGACTTCGACGGTACGATCGTCAGCCAGGACAGGCCCTACGAGGACGTCGAGACCCCGCTCGAGTTCCTCCCCGGGGCGAAAGAAGCCCTCATCGCGCTCAAGCGCGCCGGGCACATCCTCATCCTCTACAGCAGCCGCGCCAACCTCGCCCTGCGCGACGATTGGCATCACGATCCGCTCTACGCCCTCGGTGTTGTCCCCTTCAACGAAGGGTTCTGGAGGCGCAACTTGCCCATCAACCAGGCTCGCTTCGAGCAGATGGTTAGGTTCGTCGAGAAGGAACTGCCAGGGGTCTTCTCCGCCATCGACTACGGTAACCAAGGCAAGGTCTCGGCCGACCTGTACATCGACGACCGCGCGCTTCGAGTCGGCCGAGGTCCAGGAGCAGTTACCTGGGACTGGATCTCCCAAACGTACGGAGCAAAGAGCCCCGCCGTGCGCTATGCTGCAAGTCGGAGGTCCTGGTGAGTCAGAGCAGTAGCGTCATCCACCGTCGCAAACTCTTCGGCGGGCGCTACACGGCCGAGGAGTATCACTCCAAGTACGCCTTTCCCGTCGGCGCGAAGTGTCAGGCGTGCGGTGCGCCTCCGATCACTCGCGTCATTGTCATGGCTCCTCTGAGCGAGATGCGCAGGCGCAACGGCGCGCTCGACGCGCTCGCATCGTGCAGTCCGCAGTCGCTGGTCGAGCAGCTTGTTCAAATCGACGAAGGCGACGGCACTCCGAAACCGTACCTGCGGGTTTCCGTCGTCTACGCATGCAAGCAGTGCAGCCCAGCGCTCGAGCGCGAGGCGGCGAAGGCGCCGAGCTGGTGCATCGTCGAAATCAACCGCGGCCCCGGACCGGACAAGGTTGTCACGTCGGGGTAGGGCCGCGATGGGAGACGTGCTTCGCAAGGCTCTCCGTGCGAGAGGGAATCCTGGCGGTGGCGAGCACGCCCGCAAACCTCCCTCGCTCGAAGAGCGCCGCGCTCTGCACAAACTTCGACAGGAGGCGCGCGCGGCAGGCGCGAAGCTCAAAAGCGGTGGAGTCGGCGGACTCAGCGCCGGACTGGTTCTGCACGTCATGCGCCGCGACGGCTACCGGTGTCACGTGCACGGCGACCGGGGTGAGGGCGAGTACGGAGGGCTGGAGCTGCACCACAAAGGCGGCATCCCCGAAAGCGCGTGGCTGTCGCGCAAAGGGCACAAGAACGAGCCGAACAACCTCGTCACGCTCTGCGCGAAGGCGCACAACGAGTTGCACGAAAAGGCGCGGGCACGCGGCGTCGATTCATCGCAGGTGACTCCAGAGGGAGACATGGTACAAGAGGGCGAGGGTGAGCATGGACGCGACTGAAATCACGAACAAGAGCGGTTACCCTGTACTCCTTCCGCCTCCGCTCCGAGGTATGCTCGGGCCGGGACAAGAACTCGTTGTCCCCGCCTCGATCTCCGACCTTGTCAGGCTCATCCCCGGCATCGACCGCGGATTCAAACTGCGCGCCCTACCCAACTACTCGGGCGAGTTCGACGGGGCAATGACAACCGGCCTCGGCGTGCAGACGGGCGCGATTTCGAGCATCACCATCGACCCAGTGAACGGCGACGACAGCGCCACCGGCTCCGCCTCCTACCCGATCAAGACCAACGCCGAACTCGCTCGGCGCATCGGCAACGTTCCGATCAAGCAGAGCCTCACCATCTCCTACACGTCCTATCCGCCGGCAACGGACCCGCTCGCGCTCGACCTGCGCATCGAGCAAGGGACTTCGCAGGTCGTGGTCACGTTCCAGGCGCCTCCGCTCACGGTCAAGAAGAGCGGCACCATCGGGACTGTCACTGCCCGCGACCGCTCGACGAACACGCCGTGGAACTTCGCCGACGCAGGCGCGGTGTTCGACGCCACCGACGTCGGTCAGCGCATACTCATTCCGACCGGCCCAAGAGCTGGCACACGCACGTTCGCCGCGAAGCTTCTCAGCTCAACTTCGCTTCGCACGAGCGAGTGGGTGCTGCCGGACTTCACTCCGGGTGGGCTCTTCACTACGCCTATCACACCAGCGGCGGGCGACCCGTACCAGATCCTCACCGCACCCGGCGTCATGGTCGTGGACCACGTGAAGGTGAGCGCAAACAAGACCTCCGGCTTTCCGAACGAGCCGCTCGTTCTGTTCCTCGACTTCGATTTTGCCCCGGCAGACAGCGACTCAATCAACAAATTCGTGCGTGACACGGCTGCGATCGCGTTTGGGAATTGCAGATTCACGGGGTCTTACTTCGTGCTCATCGATGCGTCGTCGGACATCAACAACACTTGGTATTACCTAAGCACGTGCGAGGTAGATTCGACGATGGTTGCGGGCGGAACCGCACCTGGCGACATGTTCATTTCTGCGTACGTCGACGCGTGCCTATGTCGTGGTGATATCTCGGCGGACAATGGCGCCACGATCGCTCTTACCCAAGCAACCCTTGTGCAAGGCAAGCACGTTATCGCGCAAGCCGGCGGCACCGTCGTTCCCGAAGACTGCGGCGTGATGGATTGGAACAAGTTTGTCGGTATCGCTGGAGGGTTCACGGCGTATCGCCGAGGCAACGTCAACTTTCAGTACATCCTGTACGGGGTTTCCGGCATGTGGGGCGCGAGTGCAAGCCCGGGCACTGTCGGCGTGGACATCGCCGACGGAAGTCGCTTCATGTACACCGACGGTACGAAGTTCTTCGTGACCGGCGTAGCCGGCGACTTCCGTCTCGGGGGGCGAATGACAGGCGCAACGTACAACACAGCTACCGGAACATTCACCGAGAACGTCGCCACGACGTGGGCGAATCTTACCGGTACCCCAGGGCTCAACAACATGCACGACATCCCGCACGACGCGCACGCCTACAAGCTCTTCAACTTGTGAGGTGACTCAAATGCCCTACGTGAAGTTCCAGAACGAATGGTACGAGGTCGCGGCCGATCAGTCTCCGCCTACGCAGGAAGAACTCGAGGCACTCCCTCCGGCACTCCGCGCGCGCGCTTCGGCGCTCGTTCGCACCAAGACCGGCGCGCTTGTGCTCGGGAAGGTGTTCGACGAGCCGATCGACGGGTGCCCTGTTCACGTGTGAGAGGTGTCGCAATGCCCCCGTACGCGCAGTATCAAGGCAGGTGGTACGAACTCTCCGACGACCAGTCGCCTCCAACCGAGGCCGAGTTTGCCTCTCTCCCCGAGGAGCTTCGCGAGCGTGCTCTGACGCTCAAGAGGACCAAGGACGGCGTGTTCGTGCCGTTCGAGGCGCCTGTTGGCGTTCCCCCGAGCAACCCCGAACCGTAGGTGTGGGCGCGAGATGCCTTGGCTCGGCGCAGTGGCGCGGCGCGTTCTAGCCCGGCGCATTCCTGGGGCAGGGCGCGTGTTCCGACGTCCGTCCGCCGACGGCGCGGAGTTCGCGGTTGTCACGCGCGGCGACGCGCTCGACTTCTACCAAGGCAGAAAGACCGTGACCTCCTTCAGCGTCGAACCCTCTACCGCCCTCCGCCTCGCCTGCTGGCTCTTCTGGACCTGGTGGGTTGCAGGGACGTGGTGCGGGCTCAAACTGCTCGTCTGGACGTGGGCCTTCAGGTACAGGCTCAAGGAGCGCCTGGCGCAACGAAGGGGCGACAATGCGCGGGCTTGACACCGCGGTGCTGAGCCACCAGGCAGCGCTCGACCGCGCCATCGATCAGCAAGCCCGCACCCCTCTGCGCACTCTCTGGGACGCGCGCACGAGTCGGATGCTGGCGGACTTCGTTTCCGTTTCTCGTCGAAGTCGTGGGAACTTTGCCGCGCTGCAACAGGCGCTGTCTGCGGCCCTGCGCAGCCATTTGCTCGACCTCGGCACGGAGCTCGGGGCAGAGCTGCGGCGCGCATCGAGCGACACGATGACCGATGCGCTCTACAGCTTGGGTGCTCTTCTTCGCGCAGTCGCGCCTTCGGTCCCAACCTACATTGACGATCCTGCCTACGTGCGCGCAATCGTCGGCGAGCACAGAGGCCGCGTCGAGGAGCAGCGCGCGCAGTCGATTGCATCAGCGGTCGCTGCGGTTGACGCGAGCCTGCAGGAACTTCTCGCCCGAAAAGTTGCAGCACTCTCGACGGCACAGCCCGAGGAAGGTGGTGCGCAAGACCTCGTAACCGACTTGCACGACGCGCTCGAAGGGCAGTGGTGGCGCGTTGAGCGCGTGGCCAACACCGAAACCGCGCACGCCTTCAATCTTGCCCAGGCCGTCGCGCTCGCCGCGCTTTCGCGCGCGGTGCCCGGGCTCATGCAGCGCTGGACCGAAAAGATTGATCTTGACGGCAACCCGCTCGACGACAAGGTTGCCGACGACAGTATGGAACTGCACGCGCAGCTTGCACCCTTGGGCGGCAAGTTCATCATGCCTCCGAACACGCGCGTTTGGGAGGGCATGATCGGCAAGACCTGGTACCACCCGCCCAACCGCCCCAACGACCGCGCCGTGCTCACGCCCTGGGCGCCGGGCTGGGGGATCCCTGGATGGGTTTGGACGGGCAGGACGCGCAGGTGGCTCACACCGCCGCGCGGCAGGCGCAAGCGGCACGAACTACTTGGCGACGTAGAACCGGAGGACTGATACGCTCCAAGGGAGAAAGGCACGCACAGGATGGACACGACGAAACTCAAGGCGTTCGCGAGCAAAGGCACTGGCCCGCAGAAGTTGGTGGAACCGCCTCCGCAGAAGGCCACCGGAAAGCAGGCTGCTGCGACAAAGGAAGCGGGGAAGAAAGGCAGTTCCGCTCCGCCGAAGAAGGGCGGGGGCAACCAAGCCACGAAGGACGACGACTTCAAGGAAGGCGGCGAGGGAAAGTACAGCGCTCTCATTCGCCTCCTCGAAAAGCACGCCGAGGACATCGGCTACTGCCTCGACGAGGCGAGTCGAGAAGCGCTCGAGGACCCGCACGTCGAGCTCGACGAGGCCGAGCAAAAACTGTTCGAGTCGGGCGTGAAGGAGCTCGACACCGAGCTTGTCCAGGAGCTTGGCGAGCTCGCGCCAATCGACATGGACTCAGCGTACAAACTCGCCACGCACCTCCAAGGCGAGGGGTACATCGAGGACGCCGACCCCGACCTGCTCGCGGGGTGGATCGTGCGCGCGGCGGCCGTAGCAAAGGACCTCGACCTCGAAGACGAGGAGGACGAGGAAGATGTCGAGGGCAGCGACCTCGACGAGTTCGACGACTACGACTACGGCGGCGCGGACGAGGATTGATTTCCCCTTTGCGCCGAGCGCCCTTCAGCCGTACGATTTGGCTCATGGCCAAGGAGAACTTCTACACGGTACCTCTCGACACGCCTCGGCCCGTGCCGCTGCGCGAGTCGGACTTTCACGGCTCGAACAAGTTCGGCGCGGTTACCGTAGCTGGCGATTCGCCGGAGGGGCGTGCCCGAGGAAACCGTGGCTGGAGCGACTTGCCCGAGCGGCGCTTCAACGATTCGGGCGCAAGCCCCGTCGAGCGTCTCGTCGACCACCGCCCGCCCAAAGGCCCGGTGGTTCCAGGGCCTTATTCCGACATGCACAACGCAACTCCGTCAGGCGCAGGTTGGGAGCGCGTGGTAAAGTCGCTGAAGAAGGAGTCAGACGTCGACAACCCCTGGGCGCTGGCGCACTGGATGAAGGCACAAGGCTACAAGCCAAAGAGGAAGTGACCCATGGACAGACACAAGGGAGTTCGCCCCGCAGCTCAACCTCGCACCCTCCGTTCGATTGCGGAGGACAAGGGCACTGCGCCCGCCTCGTTCCCCGAAGACTTGCCCTACGACCACGCGGCCGGCGCCCCGAAGGCAGTCTCCGGCGGTGTTTACGCAGACGAGGCAGCCGCAGCCCTTCCGCCTCCTTCGGCCGCCCTCAAACCTCGTCCGCCGCACGAACCTCGCCCCTTGACCAACCTCCGAGGCAAGTACAACCAGTGAGAGAGGCCACACCATGACGAAGAACAACCAGATCGCCGCCTCGGTCGGGCAAGGGAAGCCCGACTTCGACCCCGCACGCTGCTACGACTACGAGTTCGGCGTGTACGCAGACGAACTCGCCCAGGTACGCACCAAGGCCAAGCTCGCGCAGGCAACGAGCACGGTCACGCCCTTCCGAAACCTCCACAACCAAGACCTCGCGCCCTGAAGAAGAAAGGAACCCCTCCGATGATCGACGTGAGCAAGATCGGCCAAGACGCGCAATTCCAAGATCCGATGGATGCGATCAAGGCCCAAACCGGCACCTACAACGACCCGATTCAGGGCGCGCTCGCCGTGGAGTTGCACTACCCGCAGGCGCAGATGCCAAAGGCCCCCGACAAGAACCCCTTCAAGAACCTCAGCGCCGCGACCGGGCAGCGCTGACGTCAGCGCGACGCGCAGCGTCTTCGGTGTAACGCGCGATGGCCAGCCTCTACACGCTCGCGGGAGCTTGGACCGTAGACCCGGCCGAGTTCGGCGTGCAGTCGTTCGATCCGACGTTCACTGCCCCGGTCCAAGAGTCCGTACTGCTCGCGCGCAAACTGGAGGTCGAGTACACCCTTACCGCCGACGCTCCTGTTACGCTGCCAGTCGGCGGTCCAAACGACGCAATCAAAGCCGCCCACGTGCTCCAGGTGCGCGCAGTCGGAGGCAAGGTCCGACTACGCATCACGACGATCGACGGCGCCGTACAAAGCGTTCCCGCAGACCCGTTGCTCATCGTGATTTCGACTTCTACGCCCATCACAGCAGTTGACGTGACGAGAACTCCTGCTACCCTCACCACAGTCAAGGTGCTCTTGGGCGACATGGGCCCGTAAGAGAAGAGAGCCCCCGGAGAAGGAAACAATGGCCGTAACCGCAACCAAAACCGAATCCATTCAGCGTGTTCTCAACAGCGGCGACATCAACCGCATGCCGCGCGCGTTCCAGATGCTCAAGGCAGGCGCGCAGAACGCCGTGGTCAAGGTCGTCGTGTCGGGTCTCACAGCGACCGCAACCCCGGACATCACAAGCGCGGCAGTGAAGGCGGCCGCGGTCATCTCCGGCATCGACCTCGACACGGGCGAGAACCTGCCCCCGATCGGCTCCGTGCTGACTTTGCGCTGCACGACATCGGGCACGCCCGCGACCGTCGGCTCGTACGTCGTCGGCGACGCGGGCTCGACGCCGCTTTCGCCCTCGGGCGGGTCCAGTGTGGGGCTCGCCAAACTGTCCGACGACGGGAAGGTGCTCACCTTCCCCACCACCATCACCGGCTTCGAACTGCACTACACCCCGCGTGGCGCCGTGCCGGTGACGAGCGAGTTTGCGCCCAGCTCTTGACCCAAACCCCGGAATGGGCCGGGGTGGTCAAGCCTGTCTGGGTTCTTCAGAACCTTCCTTTTCCCACAGCCATCAACGAGTATTCGCTCAGCTTCCGCTGATCTGTCGTCCTGCAAACGCGCAACGACGGCGGTAAAACAGTCGGTAGACCGAGACGGAGACGCGCGAAGAGAGAAAAATCGGCGATGGACAACGAGCAGACAACCGAGACGGTAAGCACGGCATCTCAGCAACCATCCTCTTCTCAGCAGGATCAACCAAAGCACTCCGGCTCTTCACAGAAGAACGGCGGTGCGAAGGTGATCTCGATTCCGACATCTTCGATGGCGCGAATCAAGACCGAGGAGAGGGAACGAGGCAAGAAGCAGTTCTTGCGCGAGCTTGACGAAAAGGCGAAAGCCTTGGGGTTCGCTTCGCACGAGGACCTGCTTCGCAAAGCCGCCATGAGCATCAAGCAGCAACCGAAGCAAGCCGGTAACCAGCCGAAGCGCTCGGCTCCTCAACAGCCGCAACGCAACGGCCAGGCTCATGCTTCGAGTCGTGAGCTCCAACGCCTGCAACGGCAGTTGCAGGACCTCGACGACAAACTTCGCAAGGAGCGCTCGGCGAGGGCGAAGGCGGAGAAGCGAGCCGCACAACTGCAGTCACACCTGGACGCGAAGGAAGCAGAGGCCGAGCTGCGCCTTGCCGCGGTCAAGTGTGGCGTGCAGGATGTCGACTACGCCGTGGAGCTCTTGCGCCGAATGATGCGCGGCAAGACGGAAGAGGAACTCCGAGCCTTCGACGAGGAGCAATTCTTCCGCACCGAGCTGCGCAAAACCCACCCCTACCTCTACGAGATTCGGGAGCAGCCGGCGACGACCGCTTCCAAACCCGAAGAGGCAGGTGGCTTGCCCCCCGCACCGAAGCCCGAAAAGGTGACGCGCGACGGGGCAAGCAACGGGACGCTCGACGCAACCAAGATGCCGGCCGAGGAGTTCCACAAGCTCCTCGCAAACATGGGGCTTCAACTGCCCGACGTTGCTACAATCCCGCGTTGACCGTCGCGCAAGTCTGCTATTCTTCGTGTAACCCAAGCAGCAACTAGGACGAAGGATCGCAACCCATGCCCGACTTTTCCGTCATTCTCCAAGCGCCTCAGATTCGTGCGCTGGTTCAGCAGAACATCCTGGAGCGCGCGTTCCACGATGCGCTGTTTCCGCGCATTCTGTTCCGGGGCGAGGCAACCCCGCAGCCGTGGCCGGCAGGTGTCGGTGACACCATGGTGTTCACCGCCGCCGGTCTCATGACCGTCGATGCCTCGCCGCTCAAACCCGGCGACGAGCCCGCCGTCGCGTCGTTCCCGCAGGAGCAGTGGACCGCGCAGCTTCAGCAGTACGCCGGCGCGATCGACACGCACATGCCGACCAGCATGGTGGCGATCGCGAACCTGTTCCTGCGCAACTGCCACCAACTCGGCCTCATGGCCGCGCTCGCGCTCGACACCAAGGTCCGAGACCAGATGTACAACGCAGCGCTGAGCGGCTGGACGGTGGCGGACGGTGCGCAAGCCGCCACAACCACGCTTCGCGTCAAGCGCCTCAACGGCTTCACGCGCGCGCGCAACCCGAACCTCGCAGGCGGCTCGCCGGTTCAGTACGATTTCGTCTCCTCGACCAACCCGCTGCTCATCCACACGTTCTCGGGCGGCAACGATGTGACGCGCAACGTCATCGGCTTCACGCCGGACACGCCCGGAGACGAGACGGGGCCGGGAACGCTCACGCTCGACGCTGCCGTCACCGTCGCGGACCGCGCCTACGTCTTCTCCGTCGACCGGACGGAGATTTTCCGCGTCAGCGGTGGCAACAGCATCGACACCATCTTGAGCTCCTCGTTGCCAACGCTCGCGGACATTCGAGCCGCGGTGTCGTACTTCTGGCAACAGAACGTGCCCGAGCACCCAGACGGACGCTTCCACGCGCACCTCGACCCGGTCTCGCAGGCGAAGATATACCAGGACAACGAGTTCCAGCGTCTGCTCACCGCGCTGCCCGACTACTACATGTACAAGAAGTTCGCGATCGGCGAGCTTCTCAACACCGTCTTCTTCCGCAACAGCCGAGCCCCGGTCGGCGGCGCCGGTACGGTGGTCGGAGACGGCGGCAGCAACGCAACGCAGGTCTTCGACAAGCGCGACCCGTTCGCGGGCGAACTCTACAACGTGAACAACGTCAAGGTGCACCGCATCCTGTTCACGGCGCAGGGCGGCATCTACGAGTACTACTCCGACCTGTCCAACCTGCTCACGGAAGCAGGGTTGCTCGGCAAGGTCGGGGACCCGCACATCGTCAACAACGGCATCGAGGTGATGAGCGACCGCATTCAACTCATCATCCGCGCACCGCTCAACCGCCTGCAGGACATGGTGTCGACGGCGTGGAAGTTCATCGGCGACTGGCCCTTGCGCACCGACGGTGCGACGGGCGGTGTTGCCCGCTACAAGCGCTTCGCCGTCATCGAGCACGGCGAGTGACCACGATGGCGCAGACTCCCGCGCAGCCTTCGAGTTCAGCTTCCTCCTCTCCTCAGAGGGCTGCGCGGGGGTCTGCTCTTTTCCTGCGGACCTGGCCGTTCGACTCGGCCGGTTTGCGCCGGGGCTGCTCCGATTCGTTCGGGCGGCCTTGCACGCGGCAACGTGCTCCTGTTGCCGTCAGTGCTTTTTTCGGCAGTGGTTTGGCTTCTTCGCGCCAACCTTCAGAGCACCTCGGCAAAGGTGCTCTCTGCCACCCCTGCGGCTCGCTTTCGGCCTCGGCCGTGAGCACTTGCCAGCCGCCGGGTTGTAGGTGCCGGGCGCATTCGCCGAAGACCTCTTCGGTCGAGGTCTTTTCGGCAGAGCCTCGCGCGAAACCTCGCGTTTCGCGGCTCGGTACCGTAAGCGGTCGCAAACCCTGGCCTTCGGGCCATGGAACCGCGGCCGCTTTCGGCGGCATGGCTGCGAGCCTTCTTCGGAAGGCCTCCGTGCCAAGGACGCACCACCGCTTCCGATACGGTTCGCCCGTTTCGGTGCGCCTGGTCACGTCTGACGCCGACCGCGGTTTCGCCCAGCATCGAGCCTAGCCCTGCTCGTAAACCTTGGGCTTTTAGCCTGGTTTGAACCGCGGTCGGCGTCGCCGCTACTTTTCCCCGTCCCACGGAGAGCAAGATGGCCTCGAAGAAATCCGTAGACCCGCTCGAATCTGCAAAGCTCGACGTCCCCTTGGCGCTCACGCAGGATGACAATCCCGAGGCGCCTCCGCCTTCCTCGCTGCCGCAGAAGCCCAGCGCTGCGCCGCAGAAGGTCGGAGACGACGACGCGCAAGAAAAGAAAGCCGAGCTGGCCGTCGAACCCGTCCTTCCGCCGCCTGGCAAGATGGCCGCAGCCGCGGAGTCCGCGACCGCGAAGAAGTACCGCGTGAAGGTCTCAACAACGATCAGTTGGGGCGCGAGCATGATTCAACTCGGCGCAGGCGCCATCGTGAGCGACTCCTTGTACGGCTCGGGAGCCATCGAGAAGATGAAAATCGCGGGCGTCGCCCTCGAAGAGGTGCCAGACTAACGCAGACCCGCTCTTCGCCCCCTCATGGCAGCCCTCACGAGCAAGGACAGGGAACGAATCCGGTACCACACCGGCTACATGGAAGTCTCGTTCGCGGGGTCTGTGCAGTTCGGCATCCCGCGCCCCGTGCAGACCGTCTTCCTGCTCGAACAGGCCATGAACCTGCTGGTCGACGCGGACGCAATCGCGCGCGTCGTCAGCATCCTTGACCATCTCGACAACCTCGAGTGCTTGCTCAAACGTGCGCCGGCGCAGCTTGCCGCTGAGAAGCTTGGCGACTTGACCCTTCGTGGTTCCAAACAGGGCGAGACGTACCCGGACCTTCTCGAACGCGAGTATGTGAGATGGGCAAAGCGCTTGGCGGACATCTTCGGCGTCCCGCTCTACCCCTACAGCGCCCGCTTTCGCCCGAGCTTCGGCGTAACCAACGTTCCAGTCACCTCGGGGTAGCGGAGGATGGCCGACTCGTGCAGCTTCTGCGGCGCGGTGAGCGGAGCGTGCGGGTGCTCGGCGCGCTTCACCGTCCTTGACCAGGCGCAGATACGAGAAACGCTCATCGCGTCGTTGACCGACACCGTAGACAGCGTGCGCGACATCTACACCCAGCTCGGTGCTCGCCCGTACCGTGTGCGCATGGTTAGGACCCGCTGGACTGGCGGCATGCGAGGCGTCGGCGTCGAGGAGGTCGTGTGCGAAACGCCCATCCTGCCCACCCCTCGCGTCAGCGACCTTGCGAACCTGTCCCAGGAGCTTCTCCCCATAGGCATGGAGGAGGTCGGGCAGGTGCGCATCTCGGAAATCAGCCCCCGCTACACCGAAGACCAGCTTGTCGGCCGAGACAACGACGGTACACCTGTCAGCTCGGATACGGAGTTCTACTACGAGATCGAGTTCGTGCGCCCGGACTCGGACGGCGTTCGGCGCAGGTTCATTCCGACGGGCGTTCCGAACTACAACCCGACCCAGTTTCAATGGTGGATCGACTTGCGCCGCGCCCATGACGACCGCACCCGCGCAGGAGACCCGAACGGATAGTGCCCATGCCCGTCCACATGCAGGTTCGCGATTGGGTCGAGTACCACCGTCGCCTAGGCGGCGCGAAGATGCGCGCCGCCGTGCGCAAAGGCATGGCGCGAGCTGGCAAGGAGGCGGTGAGGGAACTGCAGCGTCGAACAGCGGAGATTCCCATCTGGGACCTCGGCCGCATGCACGCAGGATGGAAGGCGCAGCAGAAAAACTGGAACACCGTACTGGTCTACAACAGGGCTCGGCATACGGTCTTTGTCGAACGTGGCCGTCGCCCCGGCGCGCGCCCGCCTCCGGTCGATGCGATTTTGCCTTGGGTCCGCCGTCACATTCAGCTCGACGGGCAAACGCGCAGCAGACGCGGCTCTGACCCGTACAGGGCTGTGGCGTTCTTGATCGCACGTGCCATCGGGCGCAGAGGGATTGCGCCTCGCCCCGTGCTCACCGACCAGGACTTCGTGCAGGACGTCCTTGTGCCGATCTTCCTTGACAGGGTTGCGGAGGAACTGGACGAGGCTCTGGAGCGCCCATGACGATGCAATCCGCTGTCGCGCCCCTGCCCCCCGCTCGGCCGACCCGCCTCATTACCGACCCCGACGACAGGCAGGTTCTGTCCGTCAACCGCGAGACCGACTGTCGCACCGCTCTCACACGCGGGCTGAAGGAGTACCTCGAACAACTCTCGATTGAGATGCCGGGCGGCCGTCAGCTGCGCTTTCGCGAGGTGAAGGAGACCTGGGCCGAACCGGTCGAGCCTGCCGTGTACCCTTCCGCAACCGTGTACGCCGTGGGTGAGGGCGACTACGACTGGACCGTGATGGCGCCGCGCGTTGCCCGTGTCAGCACGGCGCGCGCCTCAGGCCCCGCCTCCGACCGCGTCCTGCTGTTCGTGGCCGAGTACGTGCTCGATATCACCGTGGAGATTTGGTGCACGGACCCGAAGGAGCGCATGGCTTTGGTCGCGATGTGCGAAGACGCCTTCGACCCGGTCGATTTCATGGTCGGCTTCAGGCTCGAACTGCCGCACTACCACAACATCCGAGCCACGTACGAGAAGAAGGACATGGCGTACCAGGATTTCGAGAGCAACGCGAAGCAGCGCTGGCGCGTTGCGAGGTTCACGGTGAATGGTAAGGTGGCGCAGGTTCGGCTGAGCACTCCAATTCCCAACGCTCGCCCCCGCATTGACCTCGTTCTGGAAGGCGGAGAAGTCGGCGGCGTGTTCAGCAAGACGTAGGCGATGATTTGCGGTAAGGTGACGTAAGAGAGTACGGAGGCAGAAACGTGGCAGGCTTCATTCGCAGGTTCGGGTACTTCCCAGGCACCGAGCAGATCACGCAAATCGAAGGCGTGGTCATCGTCGACCTGCCGCCCCCGGGCGCGGT